TGCTTCTTGAAGCTTAATAAGGTTTTTATTAACAACAATAACTTCTCTAGAAATTGTATCGCCCCAACCCCCAGAAGCCCTTCCTGTTTCAACATCAACAACCCCCCTACGAGTTTTGCCTCTGAATTGAACACGAATATAACCTTGTTGTCTAAAAAACTCTAATATTTTAGAACCCTCTGCATGATGGTCCTTTAGAGTATGTTTAGTAAAAGGAATTATATTTTGGAAGTCTTTTGAAAATTGCTTACCAATATTAATAGCTAAAGTATCATAATCAGTAGATTGACCTGAAGCAATTAACTTAGAAATTTTAGTTAAGCTATCAATTGCCTTTTCATTAAAGATGTTGTCTGTTGGCTTTTTAGAAGCTACTAAAAACTCTCTGTCAAGAATTCTACGCACAGCTTCTCTATTACCTGCCGCTAAACGAGTAAACCAAGCATCTGTAGGTTCTTTGTTAAAAGCCTTTTTATAAGCCTTATAAGCTTTACTTAACTTAGGGTATCGTTTTATAAGATCTTTTTTAAGCTTTTCTTTTGTTGGATATCTTTCAGTAAACTTATTAAAGTAAACACGCAAAGGCGCTCTACCAGAAATAAATATTTTTCTAGCTAACTTTTTACCCTCAGTTCTACGCCAAGCATCAATAAAACGCTGATCTGCAAGTTGATCACGTTGTAAATCAGCAAAATTATAATACTTACCCATAATTTGAACTTGAGGAGTATCCTTAGATAAATAACTAACAAACATTTCAGAACGTTTACGAGAACGTGTATCAAGTAGACGAGAAACGTTTTGCACAGCAAATCTATTTTCTGCTCTTACAACTGCTGCAAAATCACCCCAAGGCTTTTTATCTTTAGCATAACGCTCAAAAACAACTCTAAGGTTTTCAACAACAACTGTTTGCTGATTTAGAGATACTTTGTCATTTAATCCTGCAGTAAAAGATTCAATAAATTCTTTTTGATCTGCTGATAATAACTTAGAATTACGCATAAAATCTAAGCGCTCTTGATACAGGTTAAAATCAGGATCATAAATATTATTATTTTTAATTTCACCAGTTAAAGGATCAGCACTAAAGTTTCTTTCATCAAATTCATTGCCCACTCGTCTACGAGAGGCTTGTTTACCAACAAGGCTAGTACCTTTGTAATCAGTCAACGACATAGTTTTACTAAAGTCGTCTGAATCTAAAATAAACAACTGTCTAAGATCATCTTTATTTTTAGGATTTCTAATTAAAGATGATGGTCTGGTTGCATCAAGACGAATATCTTGTTCTCTAATCTTTTGTTTAGGTCTGTAAACAGCAGTAGCATTTGCAGCCCTTGTTCTAAGAGCTTGTATACTAAGAGCCTTACCTTTTGGAGTAATAAACTGATCTGCTTTAAGTCTACCTTGCCTAAACAAATTAGCAGCATCTTCTGAACCAAGCATTTTGCTTTGAACATCCATTGTTTGTCTTTTTAGCCAATTACCAAAGCTTTCTTTCTTTGGAGCTACGCCGTTTAGATCTTTGTCGCTTTTTGTGCTAAGAGTTTTTCTCTTTATTCTTGGAGTTTTTTCTCTTAGTAATTCTTCTTTGTTTTTTAAAACAGGAGTAAGAGAACTACGACAATTCCAATGCAATGGAGGGATAAATCTTTTATCATCAATATCGTAAACTTTACCATTATGATGAGAGCAAATAGGGCTTGTTCTAGAGTCAAGAATAGCAGTAAACATAAAGCCTTTAATAATGTCTTTATTGTCTTCTGATACTTTTCTTAACGCCGCTGTTTGTGTAGAAGTTATAGAGGTTCTAGTTAAAGTTCTTGCTTGATATTCTGTAATTTTAGTTGTTTTCATTACATCAGCAATAATTTCATTTGGAGACTTGTTATTAGCTAAGCCAGCCTTTACTTTAGACTGAATTCTAACAAGCTCTCCTGCTGAAATGTTTTTAACATTGTCACTAAGACCTTTAGAACCCTTCATTGTAGGGCCAATCACTTCTGCGATTAACTCTTTTGTGCGAGGTTTATTGACCCTATAAAAGTCTTTAACTTCTTTATAGAGATTATCTGTATGAAAGTCAAGCTGTGAGGTTGAAAATTCTTTAATAGAATTCTTTTTATGAGATAAAAGCTCTGTACCAAAACGACTTACTTCTTTAGTAACGTCTGTTCTGATATTTTTACGCAGTAGATCTCTTAAATTTTTTCTATGACGCCGAATAATACGGCGGTTTTGAATTTGAATACCTTCTTCATATAACCTAACATCAGTCATATGATCAACTATACGATCATAGATCTTATCATTGATATTCATCTAGTACTCCATTGAGTAGTTAGAGTTATTCTTCTATTTGTACCTGATCATCTGTAGGTTGATTTGTAAGAGGATCAGTTTGAATTTCTTCAATAGCTTCTTCATCACTGTAATCTGCAGGTAAGAAGTCGTTATACTTAGCAATATTAACAAAAGTAGAACGGCTAATAATACCTGTCTGATACCAGTCAGAAACTAGTCGCATTGCGCCCTCGCCACCAACCATTGGGGCAAAGTCACTGGACATTTGGAATTCAATATCTTTTGCTGTATAGTCTGTGCCGTATTTCCAGTTTAGCATAAATGCAATTACTTCACGCATAGTTCCTGATACTTTAGCATTAAGTGTACCTAACTGTGCTGTTTGAGAAGCATTCCGAATTTCTAAAGCTACACCTGACGCAGCTTGTTCAGGGGATAACATACGAATACCCATTTTAGCCATTTCATTGACTGTAGAGTTAATTGCACGTTCCATGTCTGCAAGTGCTGAAGTAGGTGTTTCTAATACACTAATTGATTCATCCTTACGAACTCGTAGCCAAGTACCTAAACCTGCATCTACAATCTCTTGGAACTCTTCATCTGTCATATCAGACTGGACAACAGGAGTATAAGTAGCTGCACCATAAAGCAAGTGATTTCGGCGAGATACTTTATTGTAAAGTGAAATCTCACGATCAATTAACGGCATTAAAACAGGTTCTACTGGATCTATTTGTCCATTTAAGGGCCAAGCAGGAATACGCATTAAACGTTCACCAAACATAGTCGGGTAAACTGTGTTAATTTTAACAAACTGAGTTTGATGCCCAAACTCTACATATTCTTGTTTTGCATCGCCGTTAAGAACTTTAATTTCATTGTTACTATCTGGATGCTCGTAGTAGTCAAGAACTAAACGACCAGTTTCATCAAGATAATGATCACAAACAGTATCAATATAGTTTGGATGCCAAGGATTATCGTTAGTATACTTTTTAGTAAGATACCGTGTTACCATCCGAGTCAAGGTTTTTTGACGAGTAATAGGGTGAGTGTCTGTCTGAATGTTAATTACATTTTCAGCTTCAATAATAACAGGGTATGGCTTTATTAAGTCACGCTCTTCAGGTGTCATTGCATCATACTGTTCAATACTCAACTCAGGATAATCAACATAAACCCAAGCACGAGATGTTTGAAGTTCTTCCCAAAGTGCAGTATCTAAAAAGTTAAACAAAGAACGACCATCTAGTGTAAAGTTATCTTTAATCCAAGTAAAGGCATCTTCAGGAAGTTCTTCTGGTAGAACAAGTTGAGAGTCTTTACGTAGCAAAGAACTAATAAGAACTTTACAATACTGTGCAGTTAAACCTGGAAGTTCTGCCTCTGAACGATAAAAGTCATACTGACGTTGTGTCATACTAGGTGAGAAAGGAATAAGTACATTAGAATAATCATGCATTAGATATTCATCATGTGCCTTAACATTTTCTTGTCCTTGCAGCACAGCACGAGACTTTTTCCACATAGGCTTTAAAGACTGATAACTATCACTAGGATCAGCTACCGACTTTTTAATATTCTTTGTTGGTTTCGTTAATTGAGCCATTACCGTTTCCTCTTATTCTTTTTATAGCCAGAGGCATAAATAGCTTTGGCTTGTTTTTCGGCTTCTTTTTTGGTTTTATAAACTTTACCAGTTTTTCCCCAACGATAGCCGCCTTTAACTTTTTGTACTGGCATTACCACTTCACCTTATTTGCCCAATAAGCAGCACTCATTTTACCTTTAGCAATATTGGTAGCATGACGAGCTTTCCAAGCTAATCTACGGGCTTTGTACTTAGCAGATTCACCTTCTTTCTTAGGAGAACCAACAGCACCTTGAGCACCAAAGCGAATTGTTTTTACTTTATCACCTTCTTTAGCCACAACAATATGTGACTTAGTAGGGTGATTTGGAGTACGTTTAGGCTTATTATAACCAGATACTCCTGCACGTTCTAAGCGTGAGTCTTTCTTTTTAGCCATAACGACCTCTTATTGGTTATTAATATAATTAAAATAAATAATATACTTATATACTTAAAATATATTAAAATACCCCTAGTTTATTCTTAAACGTCAGGTATTAAGTAAGGGGTGAGCGCACCCACCCCCTTTAGAGACTTTCAGGTAAACTTGAGTGTTTTTTCCTGTCTCTTTATTCTTAAACGTCAGCTATTTACATTAGTTCAAAATGAGGTCCGTCTATGAAAGGTCTACGCCCTTGTGATCGACGTAAATCAATGTATTTCATCATAGCGTCCTCTGCTGTTCCTGGATAAGAACGAATATCGCCCTCTGACCAAGCAGCACCCCATTTAATAGCTACGCCTAGTTCCTCTGCAGCTGCTTTCATAGCGTCACAAAGATCATCGTAAACATTCAGTTCCCAACAACCTTTTCCATCTACATAAGCCATAAGGTCTACTGCACGACCTTCTAGGTGTTTTGACTTCATTGTTTGAGACTTACCTGCTGCGACAAGCTTTTCTTGCTCTTCAACAGTACGAAGTCCATAAACAACTCCGAAGTCTACTTTAGTTAACTCAATAGCTCGTTTTACAACTGCTACTAAGTTTTCATCAACACCTTCTAATTTTCCTAAACTACGATTTGATAATTTAAAACTCATTACTTCTTCCCAAATAATCTTGTTGCGGATCTTACACCAAAGCTAGCAGCTACAATAACACCTAAGGTGTACTGATACCAATCTGGCATTGTTTCAAGTGCAGCAAAACCATTTGCTACAATTTCTCGTCCCCAATCTCCAGTAAAAACTAACACAAGGGGAATACTAAATAGAATTGTTAGCCACTCGTCTTTCCAAGAAGACTGCGACCCTTCTGCCATAATCTTTTCCCAGTCTGCTTCACTAGTTGCCCTAGAGAGCATAATCTGTGCTTCAGCTTCAGACTTAGCAACTTTTGCCCTAGTCTCTGCAGCTTTTGTTTCAACCTTTCCATTTAACCATGTCCCCGCTAAACTTGTTAATGGTCCTATTAAAGCTTGTATCATTTATTAACTTCCTTTCCCATCCAAATGCCAAAACAACCTGTTAAGGCACCCATACAGACAGAGACTAGCCCTGCCTGTGCGTTACTTGGGTCAGGTAAAGCCATAAACCAATGTACGGCTTGATACGTTAAAATAGTTACTGCAAGCATCATTAATCGTGGAATAATTTTCCAGTCATCAATCATTGTTCTTGCCATGTTATTCTCCTAACTTTTTTTCTAGGCTTTCTATCTTAACTTGTTGCTCCTTAATAGCTTCAATAAGTAGTCCTACAATGTTTCCGTAAGATACTGATAAATAGCCTTCTTCGTTTTCTTTAACAACTTCTGGTATGACCTGTTGTGTATCTTGAGCAATAAGACCAATTTTATCTTCATTATTCATTTTAAATGATACACCCTGAAGTGCTTTAACTTTATCTAAAGCATTTTCAAGATTATTGATATCTGTCTTTAGACGCCTATCTGAAGTTGTATTAAAATCATCTGCTTGTACATCACCTGAAAATGTTCCATCTGCAGCTGAAATATTCCCTGTAAATGTTCCACCTACTCCTGAAATATTTCCACTAGCAGTTACCGTAGTAGTAGAAACACCACCATTTGCAGTTAACAACCCTGTAAATGTAGATGTACTTGTTACTGTTGCAGTAGCTGTTGTTAAAGCATTAATACTAGTAGATACGTTTGTTGAAGTTAATGTAAAGAGTGATTTCCAACCATTTCTGTAAATTTTTAATATTGGGTTTGTCCCACTTGTATCTAACCAAAGTTTACCTGCAGCTACTTGATCTGTAGGGGCTGAAGTCCCTGAGTGACAAGTATTAATTGCAGCTAAACCCGCATTTAAATCGGCTGTGTAAGCAAGGCCACTTTGGTTAGCGTCAATAACTAAACTCGCTGTTGACATAATTTTCTCCTTTATTGACCAATTGCTTGGTAATCTATTGTTCTTTGTACTCTAGAACCACCGTTATAAACAGAATAAACAAACCCTGTATTATCACGAGATGAGATTACAACCTGATCTCCTGCTACACCACCAATGGTTTGTATACCAACTCTAGGAGCATTTGTTCCTGTAAGCCCACCATAAAACGCAGAAGGATAAGTTACAGTAACATCTGCGGAAGTACTGCTTGTACTTGTCCCTGTCTTTATAATGTCCTTTTTATCAATAGTAACATTTAAATCAGAAATAGCAACTGAAGTATTTGTATCAGGGGTGTCAACTTCTATTTTAAATTTTAACCCTCTGGCTTTATAGCTACTTACTAATAAAAATTGCCAATCACTCCAAGTAGGAGTGCCACTAGGATCATCGTTTGTAGTTGCAATATAAATTTTAGCAGTAGCATCTGCAAAAGGTCCAGCGAATCTAGCTTCAGAAGCAACATTAGTATAGTCAGCAACATCAACTCCAATATTACTAACAATCATTTGTAGATCTGGTAAAACCCTTACAGTTACAATTTCGTTTAAATCTACTACTGAATTAAATTCATAAGTCATTGATGTTTGATTAGAGTCTAAGTCTAGTGTACTTGTTGAAGAATTATATGTACAATTTGTTTTAGTTCCGCTAAAGTTAATAGCTGCTTGGTCATACTCTTGAATAAAATTAAATGATTCGTCTACAAATGTACTTACAAATTGAGCAGGAGTTGCTGAAAAGTTTCCAAAAGCATCATAAAATCTTATAAAGAAAGTTCCTGTTAAAGTAGGAACAGTTTTATTAGTAGTATTACCTGATAAAGATTCAACAATAGTTGTTGCAGAATCCCAAGTACCACTTCCATCAGTTGCTAAATGAAATCTAATTTCAGAATTACCGCCATATAATACGTCTAGATCTGTTGGCTCATCCCAAGTTAAGTTAATTTGACCTTCGTTA